CACATCGAGTACATCAGCGATGCCGATGTGGCGTATGACACCGCATGCGAAAACCAAGTGGCCTACGGTGAAGGCTACGTTCGCATCCTGACCGAGTACTGCGACGCAGACACGTTCAATCAGGACATCAAGATTGGGCGCATTCGCAATTCGTTCTCGGTCTACATGGACCCGCTGATCCAAGACCCGTGCGGCTCGGATGCTCGCTGGTGTTTCATCACCGAAGACATCCCCCGCGACGAGTACGAGCGCCAGTTCCCCAACGCTTCGCCGCTCAGTACGCTGCAAACGCTGGGTGTGGGTGACCAAGGCTTTAGCCAGTGGATGAACGAAAACACGGTGCGAATCGCCGAGTATTTCTACATCGACAACACCAAAGAAACGCTCAACCTGTACCCGGGCAACCTGACGGCGTTCCAAGGCACGCCCGAAGACAAGATGCTTCGGATGCAGTTTGGCAAACCCTTGCGCTCGCGTATCTCTGACCGCAAGAGTGTTAAGTGGCTCAAGATCAACGGCTACGAAGTGCTTGAGCGCTCTGACTGGGCCGGCTCGCACATCCCCGTGATCCGTTGCGTGGGTAACGAGTTTGAAGTTGAAGGCCGTCTGTACGTCAGCGGCCTCGTGCGTAACGCCAAAGACGCGCAGCGCATGTACAACTACTGGACCAGCCAAGAAGCTGAGATGCTGGCCCTTGCGCCCAAGGCGCCGTTCATTGGCTACGGCGGGCAGTTTGAGGGTTATGAGATGCAGTGGAAGACTGCAAACACTCAGAACTGGCCGTACCTTGAAGTCAACCCGGACGTTACCGACGGCGCGGGTGCTGTTTTGCCGCTGCCGCAACGTGCAGCGCCTCCGCTGCCTCAAACGGGTCTGATTCAGGCCAAGATGGGCGCTGCGGACGACATCAAAAGCGTCACGGGCCAGTACAACGCATCGCTGGGCCAAACGTCCAATGAGCGCTCTGGCAAGGCCATTCTGGCCCGCCAGCGTGAGTCGGACACCGGCACCTATCACTACGTTGACAACTACGCCCGCATGATCCGTTATGTGGGTCGTCAACTGGTTGATCTGATCCCCAAGATTTACGACACCGAGCGTATCGCCCGCATTATTCAAGAAGACGGCGAGTCGGGCATGGTCAAGATCAACCCGATGCAGCAAGAGCCGGTCAAGAAAATCCGCGACGAGCAGGGCATTGTGGTTGACAAGGTTTACAACCCTGGCGTCGGCAAGTACGACGTGCGCGTCATCACGGGTCCGGGCTTTCAGACCAAGCGTCAAGAGTCGCTGGAGGCGATGGCTCAACTGCTGCAAGGCAACCCGCAACTGTGGACCGTCGCTGGCGACTTGTTCATCAAGAACATGGACTGGCCGGGCGCGCAGGAGATGTCCAAGCGTTTTGCCAAGGTCATTGATCCGGCCATCATCGGCGACGACGAAGACAACCCGGCACTGGCTGCGGCCAAGCAGCAGATCGAGGCGATGAACGCCGAGATGCAGCAAATGGCTGGGATGCTTGAGAACGTGCAGCAGTCGATGGAAGCGCGCGACCTACAGATCAAAGAGTTCAAGGCTGACGTTGACATGTACAACGCCGAAACCAAGCGGATCGCGGCTGTTCAGGCCGGCATGACCGAGCAGCAGATTCAAGACATCGCTATGGGTGTCGTGGCTGCGGCGATGGAGAGTAACGCTACGATGGGCATGCCTGAAGTTCAGCCGGAGATGGTTGAAGTGCCGCCCGAAGGAGCAATGCAATGAGTACCGCCGCTGATTTCATGGGCGTTTTGTTCTTGGCCCGCGACGTGGCCCATTCGGTGCATCTGAACACACGCAGCTTCTCCAAGCACATGGCGCTCAACACGTTCTATGACACCATCATCGACCACGCTGATGCGTTTGCTGAAGCCTATCAAGGACGGCACGGATTAATTGGCCCGATCACCTTGCATTCGGCTAAGAAGACGGCCAACATCATCGAGTTCCTTGAATCGTCGATGGCGGATGTTGAGGAAATGCGCTACAAGGTGGCGAAAAAAGAAGACACTTCGCTTCAGCAGTTGATTGATAATATCGTTGAGCTGTACTTGACCACGCTCTACAAACTGAAGTTCCTAGCATGACCACACCTTACGTTTCGCAGACGCAGTACGGCAAGAACGAGCTGTTTGAGCTGCAAGTTGCCCGTGGTCAAATTCAAGGGCACCGAAACGTCACAGTGTTTGGCTTTAACCCGGACGTAGATACGGCCCAGGTTAGCGTGTGGCCGCTGCCTAGCCTGATTACTTTTCCTGCTGCTGCTTTGCAGATGACCGTCAGCTCGACCAGCGCGGACGATACGGCGGCTGGCACCGGCGCTCGTACAGTCGTTGTGCAGGGGCTGGACGCCAATTACAACGAAGTCACTGAGACGGTCACAATGAACGGCCAGACGGCCGTGACCATGAGCGCGTCGTTGCTTCGCGTCAACTACGCCTACGTAGCCACCGCAGGGTCGGGCAACAGCGCCGCTGGCGACATCTACATCGGCACGGGCACCGTGACCGCTGGCGTTCCTGCGACCGCATACGACATCATTAAGTTTGACTACAACAACACAACGACGGGCAGCTATACGGTGCCGGCAAGCTACACCGCGTATGTGTCTCAAGGTTTGTTTTCGGCAGGGCAAACTGGTGGCTCTAACCAAGTTCAGGGTCGGCTGTTAACCCGAGGCACCAACAACATTCGCATGACTGCGGCAATCACGTCGCTTAATAACGGGGTGGCAGACTATGTGTTTGAGTACCCTTTGGCGGTCCCTGAAAAAACCACTATTGAAGCAACGGCAATTGGAAGTTCCACCAATAACGCCGTATCCTCGATGTTCATATTGCTTTTAGTTAAAAATTCTACGGGGTATTGACATGGCACTCTACAAACAGGGCAACGCTGACGCCCAGATCAAAATCGGCGGGGGCAAGCTTTTTGGCGTGTTCATCTCCAGCACCTCTAGCGGGACGTTTGCGCTGTACGACAGCGCCACGGCCAGCACCAGCGACCCCAAGATTGCAAACACGGTGACGGTGACTGCCGGTACTCAGTACATCAGTTTCCCGCCAGGCATTTGGTTTAGCAACGGTCTGTATATCGACATTGCGAACACCATCGAATACACTGTCGTCTACGAATAACCCAAAACTGTACTGGCCCAGTTGACCAGGGTTCCTACGGAACAAAAATGACTGAACAAGTCCAAGAAGCCTTAGCGGAAGTTGAATCCGCGCCAGCACCCGAGGCGACGGCCGCCCCGGAAGTTGCACAAAACGCGCCGGAAGTAGCTGAGAATCAACCCGAACAGACGCCCGAGGAGAAGAAATTCACCCAGGCTGAAATCGACGCGATGATCAGCAAGCGCCTTGCTAGGGAGCAGCGCAAATGGGAACGTGAGCAGCAGGCCAAACTTGCACAAACGCAAGCGCCCAAGGAAGTTCCGCCGATTGATCAGTTTGAGACCCCTGACGCCTACGCGGAAGCGCTGGCAGTTAGAAAGGCCGAAGAACTGCTCGCACAGCGTGAGTTCCAGAAGCAGCAGGCTGCGATTGAAGACGCTTATCACGAGCGTGAGGAAGAGGCTAGGGCCAAGTACGACGACTTTGAACAAGTTGCCTACAACCCGCAGCTTCGAGTCACCGATGTGATGGCCGAAACAATCAGGGCATCCGAAATGGGGCCGGACCTTGCCTATTGGCTTGGAACGAACCCGAAGGAAGCTGATCGCATTTCTCGTCTGTCACCTCTTTTGCAGGCTCGTGAAATCGGAAAGATTGAGGCCAGACTTGGCTCCAATCCCATCGTAAAACCAACTACGTCTGCACCTGCGCCTATTTCGCCTGTTACCGCACGAACCAGTGGAAGCCCGTCCTACGACACGACTGATCCTCGCTCGACGAAGACCATGACTGACTCGCAGTGGATTGAAGCTGAACGTGCGCGGCAAATGAAAAAGCTGCAAGCGCAAATGAACCGCTAACTCTGAAAGGATTGCCGAAATGGCTAACAGCATTCTTACCATTGACATGATCACGCGGAAGGCTCTGGAGATTCTGGAGAACAACCTCGTGCTCACCCGTAACGTGAACCGCCAGTACGACGACAGCTTCGCTGTTGAAGGCGCCAAGATCGGTTCTACCCTGCGTATCCGTCTGCCTGACCGCGCTCTGGTCACCGACGGTGCCGCCCTGCAAGTTCAGGACGACAACGAGCAGTTCACCACCCTGACTGTTGCTTCCCAGAAGCACATCGGTGTGAACTTCACCTCTGCCGAACTGACCATGCAGTTGGACGACTTCGCAGAGCGTGTTCTCAAACCTCGTATCAGCCAGTTGGCTTCGTCCATCGACGCTGATGTGGCAAACGCGTACAAGACCATCGGTAACTCCGTTGGTACCCCCGGCACCACCCCCAGCACCTCGCTGGTTCTGCTGCAAGCCCAGCAGAAACTCAACGAGAACGCTGCTGTGATGTCGCCGCGTTACGCCACCGTCAACCCTGCCGCTAACGCTGGCCTGGTTGAAGGCATGAAAGGTCTGTTCAACCCGACCGACACCATCAGCAAGCAGTTCAAGAACGGCATGATGGGCACCGGCGTGCTGGGCTTCGACGAAGTCAACATGTCTCAGTCGATCAAACAGCACACCACCGGCACCCGCGCTGCCACCGGCGCTACCACCGGCGCTGCTGTGACTGCTGAAGGCGCTACCACGCTGACGCTGACTGTTGGCTCTGGCGAAACCATCGCTGTTGGTGACGTGTTTACCATTGCCGATGTCTACGCTGTGAACCCGCAGACTCGTGAGTCCACCGGCTCGCTGTTCCAGTTTGTGGCTCTGGCCTCTTCGACCAGCACCACCACTGCTACCGTGACCGTGGCTCCGATGTACTCGGCCAGCCATGCTCTGGCGACCATGACCGCTCTGCCTGGCAACAGCAAAGCTGTGGTGTTCGTGGGTGCGGCCTCCAGCCAGTACGCCCAGAACCTGGTGTACCACAAGGATGCGATCACCTTCGCTACCGCCGACCTGCTCCTGCCGCAAGGTGTGGACATGGCCGCCCGCGCTGTCCATAACGGCATCAGCCTGCGCGTTGTTCGTCAGTACGACATCAACAACGACCGTATGCCCTGCCGTATCGACGTTCTGTACGGCTACAGCACGATTCGTCCTCAGATGGGCGTTCGCCTCTGGGGCTAATCAAATGGGGCTTCGGCCCCGTTTCTGTAACTTTTTTGAAAGGATTTCATCATGGCTCTTCCTAATGGCGCTGGTGGTTACCAGATTGGCGACGGCAACGTCGGCGAAGCTCAACTGTTTGTTCAAGGTGCCCCGACTGCACTGACCGCCGCAGCTACCGCTACGGCTGCTCAACTGGCAAACGGCCTGTTCACTTTCAACGGCACCGCCGGCAACTTGACGCTGCCGACCGTTGCTGATCTGGAGGCAAGCATCTCTAGCGCAGCTAAAGTGAACGCCGCGTTCGACTTCTACGTCATCAACATCGATGCCGGTACTGACGACGTGACCGTGGCTACCGCTACGGGCTGGACGCTGGTTGGCAACATGGTCGTGACTGAGGCCACCTCGGGCCACTTCCGCGCGCGCAAGACCGGCGACGGCTCTTGGACGCTGTATCGCATCTCGTGATAGCCAGGGGGCTTCGGCCCCCTGTTTTTAAAAGGACATACCATGCCAAATACCAAGGCTGTCGGTGTTGCGTTTAGCGATCCCGAATTTGAAAGCGTCACCGTTACCGGCGCCATTTCCGGCGCTTCGGTTGCGGTTACGGGTGCTTTGAACGGAACGCAACTTGACTTGAACGCGCCCGTCTCCAAGACGGCTTCGTTCACTCTGGGCGCAACCGAAAACTTCGTTATTTGTAACGGTGCTTCGGCTAACGTCACTGTCACTTTCCCCACTGCTTCGGCCAACACTGGCCGCGTGGTGTGGATTAAAAACCTGTCGGCCACCTACACGGTGATCTCGGCGTCGTCTAACGTCAAGCCAATTAACTCTGGCACCGCAGGCACGGCAATTCTTGCCGCCACTGCTGGCGCTTGGGCCATGTTGGTGTGCGACGGCACCGACTGGGTTGTGATGGCTTCGTAAACTAAAGGGCGGGGGCTTCAACCCCCGCCTTTTTACTCATGGCAGTAATTTACCTTACACACCCTATTCACGGCGCCAAGGTGGCTACGCTGGATATAGAAGCCGATTTGGATATCCAAAACGGTTGGTCGCGCTACAATTCTGATCCATCGGTTGAAGAAGAAGTCAGCCCCGAACCCATAGCGCGGCGCGGCCGGCGCAAGAAGACCGAAGAATTGTCCGACGAAGGAGAGTGACATGGCGACCTACACCGCAGGCGAACAGATTAACCGGGCGTTGCGGCTATTAGGTGTCCTAGCCGAAGGTGAAACGCCCTCGGCAGCCATGTCTGAAGACTCTCTGATGGCGCTCAATCAAATGATTGAGTCGTGGAACACGGAGCGCCTGTCAGTCTTTGCCACCATCGACCAGATCGTCAACTGGCCGACTGGCTCAATCAATGAAACGCTTGGCCCCAGCGGCTCGCTGGTGCGTCTAAACGGCACCGCCGTCCGTCCTGTTTTGGTGGACGATGCCACGTACTTCAAAGACCCCGGCACGGGCGTTTCCTACGGCATCAAGCTGATTAACCAGCAGCAGTACGACGGCATCGCGGTCAAGACTGTGACCTCGACGTTCCCGCAGGTGATGTTCGTTAACAACACTTACCCGAACTTTGACATCTACATCTACCCGCGCCCGACGCGGCTGCTGGAGTGGCACTTCATTAGCGTGGAAGTGCTGACGCAGCCGGCTACTTTGGTCACGGAAATTTTGTTCCCGCCAGGCTACCTGCGCGCCTTCACGTACAACTTGGCCTGCGAGATCGCGCCGGAGTTTGGCGTGGAGCCTTCGCCTCAAGTGCAGCGTATTGCCATGACCAGCAAGCGCAACTTGAAGCGCATCAACAACCCTGACGATGTGATGTCGATGCCGTACTCGCTGATTGCGACGCGTCAGCGGTACAACATCTATGCGGGTAACTATTGATGAAAACGCCGATTCTAGGTTCTAGCTATGTGGCCCGCAGCGTCAATGCTGCGGATAACCGCATGGTCAACATGTACCCGGAACTTGTGCCCGAGGGCGGCAAAACCTCTGCTTTTTTGTCGCGTTGCCCTGGCTTGCGCCGATTGGTTGCCGCCGGCAACGGCCCGATACGGGGGCTGTGGGCGCTCAAAGAGTACCTCTACGCCGTTTCAGGCAATACTTTTTACCGGCTCAGTTTGATCGGTACCTCGACGCGCTGGCGCATTGAGGCTTTGGGCACCGTTTCTGGCAGCGGCCCTGTGTCCATATCGGACAACGGCACTCAGATTTTCATCGCCTGCAACCCTGAAGGCTTCATTTACAACTCGACCACTGAAGTGTTCGCCCAGATCACCGACCCGGATTTTCCCGGCGCGGTAAAGGTGGGCTACCTTGACGGTTACTTTGTGTTCAACGAGCCTAACAGTTCGCGGGTGTGGGTGACATCGCTGCTAGACGGCCTGTCTGTTGACCCGCTTGACTTTGCCAGCGCCGAAGGTGATCCAGACGGCTTGGTGTCGTTGATTGTCGATCACCGCGAAGCGTGGCTGTTTGGCACCAACTCGATTGAAGTCTGGTACGACGCGGGGCTGCCTGACTTCCCGTTGCAGCGCATCCAAGGCGCGTTCAACGAGATCGGATGTGAGGCGCCCTACTCGGTTGCCAAACTCGATAACGGCCTGTTTTGGCTGGGTTCTGACGCTCGCGGGCGGGGCATTGTCTACCGTTCCAACGGCTACACTGGCCTACGTATTTCCACGCACGCCATTGAGTGGCAAATCCAGCAGTACGGCAACCTGTCCGATGCGATTGGGTACACCTATCAGCAAGACGGCCACGCCTTTTACGTGCTGATTTTTCCGTCGGCTCAGACCACTTGGGTCTACGATGTTGCCACTCAAGCCTGGCATGAGCGGGCGGGTTGGTCTAACGGCAACTTTGTGCGCCACCGCTCTAACTGCCAAGTCGTCTACAACAACGAAGTTATTGTTGGCGATTTTGAGAACGGCAACATCTACGCGTTTGACCTAGACGTCTATTCCGACAATGGCGACATTCAAAAATGGCTGCGTTCGTGGAGAGCGTTGCCGCCCAACACAAACAACCTTAAACGAACCGCGCATCACAGTTTGCAGATCGATTGCGAATCGGGTGTCGGCACCAACACGGGCCAAGGCAGCAACCCGCAGATGATGCTGCGTTGGTCGGACGACGGTGGCCATACGTGGTCTAACGAACACTGGACTTCTGTCGGTAAGATCGGCGAGTACTACCGCCGCGTCATCTGGCGGCGCTTGGGTATGACGCTCAAACTGCGTGACCGTGTGTATGAGATTTCGGGCACTGACCCTGTCAAGCTGGCTATCATGGACGCCGAATTGATCGTGTCGCCGACCAATGCCTGAACAGCAAAACATCACAAACATACCGTCTAACCGTGTCGAGATCATTGATCCGCGCACGGGGATGGTGTCGCGTGAGTGGTATCGGTTCTTTCTGAACCTGTTCAACCTCGCTGGTGGCGGCGGCAACCAGACATCGTTAGACGATTTGCAAATTGGCCCGCCGCCTCAGCCAGACTCTGGTGGGGGCGGCGGCACTGTCACGTCCGTAAACATGACGGTGCCTACGGGCCTGTCGGTGTCGGGCAACCCGATCACTACTTCGGGCACGCTGGCCGTTACTTACTCGGCCGGGTACTCCATCCCCACTACCGCAAGCCAGACAAACTGGGACACGGCGTATTCTGAGCGTTTGCAATGGGACGGCGGGGCTACCAATCTTGTGGCAGCTACAGGCCGCACGTCGCTTGGCGCGACTACGGTCGGCGGTAATTTTTTCACGCTGCCCAACCCCAGCGCGATCACGTTTGTCCAGATCAATGCGGACAACACGATCACCACGATGGACGCCCCGACGTTCCGCGCTGCGATTGGCGCCGGCACTGGCGGCGGATCGGTCACTTCAGTTAGCGGTACGGGCACGGTTAGCGGACTGACGCTAACAGGCACTGTCACCACTTCAGGCAGCCTGACGCTAGGCGGCACGCTTGCCGTCACGCCGTCTGACTTTGCTTCTCAGACCGCCAACACGTTCTTGGCCGCGCCAAACGGGTCTGCGGGCGTGCCGACATTCCGCGCGATTGTTGCAGCGGATGTACCGACGCTGAACCAAAACACCACGGGCACCGCTGCTAACGTTACGGGTGTTGTTGCCGTTGCCAACGGCGGCTCGGGCCAGACTACAGAGCAAGCGGCCATGAACACGTTTGCGGGCGCCGTCACCAGCGGGCAATACCTGCGTGGTAACGGCACTAACGTGGTCATGTCCGCTATCCAAGTGGCTGACGTTCCCACGCTGAACCAGAACACCACAGGTTCTGCCGCCACGCTGACTACGGGCAGAACCATCTCTATTTCGGGCGATTTAACTTACACCAGCCCAAGTTTTGATGGTTCGGCCAACGTAACTGCGGCTGGTACGCTGGCCACTGTTAACGCTAACGTAGGCAGCTTTACAAACGCTTCAATTACCGTTAACGGTAAAGGCTTAATTACTGCGGCTTCTAGCGGCACTGCGCCGGTCACCAGCGTCACGGGCACTTCGCCCGTTGTGTCCTCCGGCGGCACGACGCCTGCGATTAGCTTGGCCTCTGGTTACGGCGACACGCAAAACCCCTACGCCAGCAAGACGGCAAACTATGTTTTGGCTGCGCCCGACGGCTCGGCTGGTGTGCCTACGTTCCGCGCCATCGTGGCGGCAGACATCCCAACGCTCAACCAAAACACTACCGGCACCGCCGCCAACGTGACTGGCACAGTGGCAATTGCCAACGGCGGTACGGGCCAAACGACAAAAGTCGCAGCATTTGACGCGCTGTCTCCATTAACCACCAAAGGCGACATAATCGGTTTTGATGGCACGGACAACGTTCGGCTGGCGGTGGGCACAAACAACCAAGTGCTCACGGCCGACTCGACGACGGCCACGGGCCTTAAGTGGGCCGCTGGCGGCGGTAGCAACATCACGTCGCTGGGCTTGTGGGAAAATAACGCCACGATTTCAGCCAACTACTCGATTACTTCGGGCAACAACGGGCTGTCCGCAGGCCCGGTTACCGTGGCCTCCGGCGTCACTGTCACGGTGCCCACCGGCTCGTCGTGGGCTGTCGTTTAAGGAACTGATATGACCGTCACAGCACGAAACCTAGTGCCTGCCAAGCTGGTGGAAGACACCCAGACCACTCAGTACATCGTGCCTAGCAACGCTACCGTCACGATCATCGACAAGTTTACCGCTACGAACGTTAGTGCTAGTACGGCTACGATCAGCGTAAATTTGGTGACAGGCTCAGGCGTTCCTGGCGACAACAACTTGATTACTAAAACTAAAAGTCTAAACGCCTCTGAGGTCTACACGTTCCCCGAGCTGGTCGGGCAGATTCTGCCGACCACGGCGTACATCTCGACCATCGCCAGCGCGGCAAGCGCGATCAACATGCGCGTTAGCGGACGCGAGGTGACCTGATGCAGTTGGCTTGCGAAAAACCGTTTGATCTTGCGGTCGTCACGCCTGACAAGGTGTTGGCACTGCAAGACGAACTGTTTAAAATGCCGCAAGCCGAGATCGCGACTGAGCACGTATTTTTGCCGGGTGTGTACGAACGAAAAATTTGTGTTCCTCCGTGGACTGTATTGACGGGGGCAGAACACAAAGTACCATACCGCGTAAGACTAGAAAAAGGCACGATTGCGGTCACAACTGAAGACGGCGTAAAAGTTTTGACCGGGCCATGTGAATTTGACGCGCCTGCTGGCACTCAGAGAGCAGGCCGAGTGTTTGATGAAGAAGTGGTCTGGGTGGATGTCTACGACAATCCAGATGATTGTCGGGACATCGCGGCGCTTGAAGACAAGCTGTATGTTGTACCTGTATGGGGTCTTGGTGACAGTCGCACGGAAGAACAAAAAGCAATGATTCAGTATCGGTCAATGCTTTTGGATTTTGGTGTGGACAAGGCCATAGCCACAGATGCGGCCATAAGCGCGTTTGAACACAAACCGCTTTTTCTTGAGATCGGATAAGGAGAAATATTATGGCTGGATGGGTAGCTGCCGCAGTAGTCGGCGGAGCGCTAATCAGTAGCAAGGCTTCTAGTAAAGCCGCCGGCGCGCAAGCGGCGGCGACCGAAAGCGCGGCGGCGCAGTCTAGCGAAGCCGCTAACCGCGCCGCAGACCTTCAATACCAGCAATTTCGCGAATCGGTTGAACTGCAAGAGCCGTGGCGCCAAGCAGGCATCACCGCGCTCAACAGACTCGTACCGGAAGCCACGGAGTACAAGCCGTTTGGCATGGCGCAGTTTGAGGCCGACCCTGGCTACGCATTCCGCTTGTCCGAAGGTCAGAAAGCGCTAGAGCGATCAGCCGCTGCGCGTGGCAACTTGCTGTCTGGCGGCACCGGCAAGGCGCTGACGCGGTTTGGTCAAGAGATGGGTTCGCAAGAATACCAAAACGCGTTCAACCGTTACCAAGCTGAACGCACTGCTCGACTTCAGCCGCTGCAATCGTTGGCTGGCGTGGGCCAAACGACGGCGCAACAAATGAGCGCTGCGGGCCAGAACCTCGCGTCTAACGTAGGCAACATCTACACCAGCAACGCGGCCAACGTGGGCAATCTGATGACCTCCGGCGCTGCTGCGCGCGCTTCGGGCTATGTGGGTGGTGCCAACGCACTGACGCAAGGGTTGGGCACTTACCTGAACTACTCCCAAGGTCAGAACATGCTTAACGCGCTGCGACCAGGCAGTGCGTATCGAACGCCGGGATACGGCGGCGGCATGATGGCTGATCTACAGTCATACGGCGTGTTTTAAGGAGCTCGCATGCCTATCAATCCCGCAATCGCAATGGGCACTCGCGGCATCGAGCTTGCCGACCCGTTGGCGCAGTACGGCCGTGTGGCTGCGATTCAAAGCGCTCAACAGCAAAACCAACTGGCGCAGTTGCAAATGCAGCAGGCGCAGCGCGAACAAGAATCGACTAACGCGCTTAACCGCGCCTATGCTGCCTCATTAAACCCGACCACTGGCGAAGTTGACATCAACAAACTGCGCCAGTCCTTGTCTACTGGGGGCTTCGGGTCAAAGCTGCCCGGCATTGAAAAACAACTGGGCGAAGTGGCGACGCAAAGGCTTCAACAGAAAAAACTTCAAGGCGAGATCGCAAGCCAAGAAGCAGGGTTGATTGATACGAAGCTCAAGCAAGCGCGTTCGTTTTTGGACACGATTGACCCGGCTGACCCAACCGCGCCGGAAAAGTACATTGCTTGGCAACAAGCCAACTATAACGACCCCGTGCTCGGCCCGGTTCTTAAAAACCGAGGTGTGTCTGAAGCTGAATTCCGCTCTCAAGTCGCGCAGGCTGTGCAGCGCGGCCCGCAGGCTTTTGCAGAATTGCTCAACAGGTCCAAGCTGGGCACTGAAAAATTTATCGAGTTGAATAAGCCGGTCATTACTCAGCAAACGCTGGGTGGTGAAGTGCGCGCTATTGCAACTCCTGGCTTGGGCGGCGCAGCTACTGTGGTGCCGGGCAGCACGGCGCAAGTAACCATGACGCCCGCGCAAATTGAGGAAGACAAGCGCGCCCGCGAACGGATTAGACAAGAAGGCCAACGCCTTGGTCTTGAAGGCCGCCGCGTGGCGGTGCTGGAAGCAAACGCGCGTCGGGATTCCGACCCTGTGTTCCAACAGCAAATGGCGACTGCGCGCGCAACCGGCGAAGCAATCGCCAAAGGCGATGTTGCAGCGCAGCAGGCGTTGCCGAG